ACGGATAGACACGCACTTTTTCTTTGTGCCGTGTCGGCTGCTCTGGGAAGACTGGGATCACCTCATGGGCAGCGACGACCCACAGACCTCACCGGATGATTTCTCAGTGCCAGTCATGCCTCTTGTAGAGGCAGACGTACCGATCGGATCACTGTACGATCACCTGGGACTTCCCACAGAGGGACAACTGCTGGCAGGTCAAACGATCACGGTTAACTCGCTGCCAATGCGAGCGTACAACACCATCTACAACGAATGGTTTCGGGATCAGAACCTCCAGGACATCGTGTGGCAAAACCCCGAGGAGGACGGGCCAGACGATCCTGCCGACTTCGAGCTGCTCCGCCGGAACAAGTTTCACGACTACTTCACGAGCGCCTTACCCTGGCCTCAGAAATTCACGGCGCCTACGATGTTCCCGACGGCGCTTGCGCCAGTTCAGGGCATCGGCTTCGCCGGACAAGGCGCCGGGCTCGCGCCAACCGCTGTAACAGAAACACCAAACGCCAGGACGACCGCCGGCGGCGGGGTCACGTATCAAAACCCGCAATTCTTCGACACGGAAAACCAGAATACAACGCCTAATGCGCTCCTCTGGTATATGGACGGCGCACCAACGACCGGGCTCCCGCAAATCTTCGCGGACCTCTCTAGCGCCACGGGGATTACCGTCGGCGACTTCAGACAGGCAATGCTGGTTCAGGAACTCCTGGAGCGCGATGCACGGGGCGGGACGCGGTATATCGAGGTGATCAAGAACCACTTCGGCGTGCAAAGTCTCGACTACCGGCTGCAACGTCCGGAATACATCGGCGGCGGTTCAACGCCACTCATGCTCACGCCGATCGCGCAAACGGCACCAACAGCAGCGGCACCACTCGGCGCCCTGGGCGCCGCAGGAAGCGCGGCAGGACAACACCGGGCCACGTACGCAGCGACGGAACATGGCTACATCATCGGCCTGCTGAGCATCCGGAGTGAGCTGAGCTATCAGCATGGGCTGCACAAGATGTGGACACGGAGCAGCCGCTACGACTTTTACTGGCCGACTCTCGCAGGGCTCAGCGAGCAGGCAATTCTCGCGCAGGAGCTCTACTGTGATGGAACAACGGCCACCGACGAAGCCATCTGGGGCTATCAGGAGCGGTGGCAAGAGTACCGCACGCGTCTCTCCGAAATCACCGGAATGATGCGTTCACGGGCGACGGGAACTCTGGATGCCTGGCACCTTGGGCAAGACTTCGTCTCGGCACCGGCTCTGAATGAGGATTTCATTTCAGACGATCCTGACATGGATCGTGTCCTCGCGGCCGGATCACTCGCCCAGGGCCAGCAGTACCTCGCGGATATCATGTTCAAGCGGACTGCGATTCGACCCCTGCCGACGTTCGGCATCCCTGCCTCACTCACTCACTTCTAAATCATGCTGCCACTCATCCTCGGCGCCCTCGCAACTGGGGGCGCCATCTGGAACAACGAGCGGAACATCAAAGAGGCAAAGCGGAACCGGCAATTTCAGGAACGGATGAGCAACACAGCCGCGCAACGCTCTGTAGCGGATTACAAGGCGGCTGGACTCAACCCCGCACTTGCCTACGATCGCACCGCGAGCTCGCCATCTGGAGCCGTCGCGCAACTGGGCGACGTCGCATCACCAGGCATCAACAGCGCATTACGCGCTACGGAAGTAAAACAGGCGCTGGAGAATCAGCGGATGACCAATCAGGTGCTTGAGCAGCAGCGAGACAAAACACAAGCCGAGGTCTATAAAACGCGGGTTGATGCAGGAAATGCAGAACTCACCGGAAACCTGCTGAGACAGGACTACATCTTCAAAAACATCCGGCAACCCATCGACCAACGGCTAGCCACAGCGCAAGCTGCATTAGGAGAGCTACAGCTCCCGGCAGCACGCAACAGCGCCAACTTCGAAAGACGCCTGGGCGAACTCTCACCGGGTATGAACTCCGCGAAAGTACTCGCGGAAATTATCCGCATGCTGAGGCCACGATGAAACCGGAATGTAGAATCTGCGAGACGTACGAGCTCGCGGGGTACGGGCAACACTGCCCGTGCAATCACAACGACGAACTCCACCAGAGGAGAGCGAAATGGCGCTCAGACACCAGTACGACGGACAAGGCGATGCTGTCTCAAAAGCCGGTAGGAGAGACTTCTCGAGCCCCAAGGTTGTCCGACCTGAGTTCGGACCAGAAACTGACATAAAAACGATCCTGCGCAGACACGGAGGCATTCCAGCGCCAACCCGGCAACCCGTGTTCACCGAAACGGACTACAGCGAGGACCTCACGAGCGCGATCGGGAAGCTGAAAACAGCGCATGAGGCGTTCGACGCCTTACCAGAAAAACACCGGAAGAAGTTCAAAAACGCTGCGGACCTGTGGCGCCGGTACCGTGACGACAACATCCATGCTGATGCAGCCGCGGAAGCGGCGGCAGAAGCAGCTGAACAGCAAAAAACCGTCGTTGCACCTGAAACGACGGTTACTCAGAAGGCGTGAGCCTTCAGCACATATCCACTCTTGTTATATATGTGCTAACTGACACCCGTGTTTGGCAGCAAGAAAGCAGGCAAACTTCAAGGGGGGCAACAACATGAAACGGTTTACACCGAACAAAAAGCGAAGCCGACGGCAATTCAACGGCCGCGCTGGGAAAACGGCTCGCCTGAACAAGCGAACCGCACGACGTGGCGGGATCCGTCTGTAAGCGCCGATGCCATGCTATCACCCGATTCCAGCATGGCGGAGTGATTCGACGGTGCAGCTGCACAAGCAGCTGGCAGACGCGACACCCTTGGCACTGCCGTGTGGAACATGCCTGGGGTGTCGCGCCACTCGCGCTCAACACTGGGCGCTGCGATGCCATCTGGAATCACTTGAGCACCGCGACACAGCCGTCAGCACTCTTACCTACGACGATGCTTTTCTGCCGCCCACGCTCGAGAAACGCGCATTGCAACTGTGGCTGAAACGGCTGCGCAAGAACAGAGCGAGCAAAATTCGATTCTTCGCCTGTGGCGAATACGGCGAGCAATTCGGGCGGCCGCACTACCACGCCATCCTGTTTGGCGTGAATGCACAAGAATCCGAGTCGATCGACAACGCGTGGCAGCGCGGGCGGACGCAGACCGACAACGTTTCGCTGAAAGCGATCAACTACGTGACCGGGTATACGGTCAAAAAAATCGGCTGGAGCTCACGGCATCAGGAAGAGAGGATCGACTACGAGACCGGTGAGGTCTACAACTGGCAGCCGCCATTTCAGCTGATGAGCCGACGCCCAGGACTCGGCGCGACGGCACGACAACACTTTCACAGCTGGAAACAATACGCTATCTCGAACGGCGCAAAACTCAGCGTACCACGATACCTCAAAAATGCTTGGGAAGACCAAGCAGAACCTAACGATAAGGAGGACAACGACTACAAAAAATACCAATACGCACTCGCCAGAGAAGCCAACCAACTCACTCAACAACAACTGGAAAGGAGAGAAAAAAATCACTATGCCCGACAAAAATTCTACAGCGCCCTCCGGCGCTATGAGTAACACAATCGCTGAGTACCGCCGTGCAGTCGCAGTAGAAAATCGGTCCGCGGAAGGAGTGACAGATTCACCGTCACGAGTGGAGGCGGACCCAATCCACACCACCAGGTATACGCCCGACTATCCAGCGCAGCGACGCCTGTACGCCATTATCGACTCTGTCACCGATACCATCGTCGGAGGCGTTCAAATCCACATCAACGACGCCAGCGCTTTGCGCACCCTGTACGACGTCGTTCACGCCGACACCGCTGTCAGAAAACACCCACTGGACTTCGACCTCTGGATGATCGGCACGCTGACCAATGATCACCGCGTCGTGCCTAACAAGGTCAAAATCGTCTCAGGCGCTCAAATCGACGCGATGGCCAACCCTCCACAAAAGGAGACCAAGTAAACCATGCCGAAACGCGACTACTACCTGCCCAGCCGACAGCTGGTCAATCAGAGCGACGCGCAACTCGTCGCGACACCCAAGGTGCCACGCTCAAAATTCATCGGCGCCTGGACACGCAAATCAACCTACGACGCTGGGATTCTGTACCCGATCCTCGTCGAGGAAATCCTGCCGGGCGACCACATGTCGTATGACGTGACCGCCTACATTCGGATGGCCACACCGCTGTTCCCCATGTTCGACAACCAACGGATAGACACGCACTTTTTCTTTGTGCCGTGTCGGCTGCTCTGGGAAGACTGGGATCACCTCATGGGCAGCGACGACCCACAGACCTCACCGGATGATTTCTCAGTGCCAGTCATGCCT